CATGTTTGTACCTGCTGCTTCGTGGTGGTTAGATGGCGCACCCATGCGACGGCGCATACCGTGACCGATGCTGGACCAATTTGCCATGAGAACTCCTTAGCTCTTATATCAAGAGTAGAGGTTATTTAGCTTGCTGTAACGACAAAAACAATCGCAGAAATCTCACCATCTCGTGATTCAATGGTGGCAAACCCAGGCTTGCAAACTAAGTCAAGACCTCGGGGAGCGACATACCCACGGGCAATGGCGATTGCCTTTACGGCCTGGTTGTTTGCTCCTGCTCCAACGGCACGCAACTTGACCATTCGAGTGTCGTAAATTGCGTGGGCAATTGCTGAGGCTAGTGCTTGCGGGTTAGAACCTGCGGCAACTTTGAGGAATGGTTCTTCGGACGAATTGATAACGATGTCTTCTGACACGGATGGTGTTCCTTAATAATAGTCGGTGCCATCCTCACTATCAGGGTACAGAAGTTATTGAACCGTGTCCCGGTATCTAATATCAGAAACTTGTTCAACAATTGCTTTTTCTATGGCGTCAATTTGCACGCTTCCAGCCAATCTGGCAAGGGCATACGCGTCTGCTGCATTGTCGTCGTTAAATTCAATGCCCCAACGCTTGTAAATCTGTAACAACATCTCTTGTTTCTTGGAAGTTCCCTTACCTGACGCGTACTTCTTGAGTGTCATGGGCGGAACTTGAAGTGGTGTGCGAAGTTCTGGTTGGTTGCCGTACATTACCCACAAAGTCATCTTTACAACGGCGGACAACTCACCTAACACCAACGCCGAATGGGATGCCAAAACAGTACCTTCCATGGCAACGTCTACAATCTTGTGACCAGACATCAGCATGAGCTTTCCGCGCATCCACTGAGAGATGTCGTACAGCCTCTGTACGCCGTTGTACGGGGACTTGTACACCCATGTGTCGTGGTGACTGGGGTCGTCTAAACTAACCGCTGACAGGGCAAACCCAGTAAGTGACTGGTCAATGCCAATAGCAATGAACTTGGTCTTGGATACTCCGGGACCGAAATGCTTTTCTTTACCAACAGTCATTTGCCTATGATTCCCAACAAGTTGTTTATTTCTTTTACTGTATTTTCTCCAGTGATAAGCCCAATAATGTGTCTCACGTATGGGTCAGCAATCTCAGGTGCATCCCATACTTCAGCTTCTAGTAGCGCAATGATGCGTTCCCGTTCCTGCTCTGCGCCAGTTCGGATGTCGTGTTGGCGAAGGGGGCTTTTCTCCTTCATTTTAATTCTCCTAAAGGTTTAATAGAATAATTACAGCTATTGGTGAAACGATAACCACGATAAGTATGGTTATCCACCAAGCCCACGCTTCAAGTTCATGTACGTGTTTTGGGCGTTTTGCCATTAATCAGTTCAATCGCCATTTCAATACCGCGTGCGCGGTCCATGTCTCCTGCTACATCTTTGACTTCGTCTGAAAGCAGTTGGTGCAGACTTTCAAGTATCTTTGCGCGTTCTTTTGTTGCGCCCATTTCCATCCAATAAGTGTTAGTTAAACTACGCTCACTCATTACACGCCCCAGTCCTTACGCATGGCTCGCTGGTCGTGGGTACGACGAGTAATTTCTCGGGAAACCAGTGACAGGTCACGTTCGTGGTTATTTAACAGCATTTCTACCATCTTGCGGTAAGCGTACTTGTTTTCATAATCCTGGGAAAGAGAAACAATCGTGGGGTCAACAGAAATTTGAGCTTTGACAATGGTGATTCGCTCACCACGAGTTGCGGCTCCCATACGCTGTACAAGCTGAGTGTTTTCTGCAAACTCCAACTTTTTTAAAGCTGAGCGCTCTTCAATCTGAGAAATTGCCATTTGAGAAGCAATGTAATCTGCCCATGCCGTCAACTCAGTAAACTTCTCTGCCAACTGTTCGCTACTAAGGTCGGTAATGTCCATAGGCATTTCTACCTGGTCCAAAGGTGGTTTGGTAAACTCAATGCCAAAATCAGCAAACCTTTGCAAAACTTCCATTTCTATTCTCCCAAAGTATCTTGCTCAAGTTCCCAGTCCACCAAAGTCACCTTGATGTCATCCCACTCAAAAAATTCCATCTCTTCAAACTTTGTTGGGACTACCTCAGAAATAAGGTAATTAGGCGATGGCTCTTTACCCGTTTCTTGCACAAAAGCTTCTACTTCTGCGTCAATGTCTACGTAATAGACAACGGTTACTTTTCCTTTAATAGATGTCATGACTCCTCCTTATATGGCGCGCATTGCTTGCACGACCCTTTAGGTCCTACATTACATGATGGGGCAGTGTTTTCTTCAACCGCGTTTACGACTTGCCGTGCGGCGTCAAAAACATGACGAACAAGTTCATAATCAGGTTTAACAGAAAACTCTTTGTACGATTGGTCTGCTTTAAGCTCGTACAAAAAAACAATTTCATTTACTGGGGTGCCCATTCGCTTCATAAGTTCAAGGTACATTTGCCCCTGCATAATGTGGGGAGAAAACGGTCGTCGAATGTTCCCCCACACCTTCATAAAGTCCCCGTTGTTATCAGGAAAAAGGTGGGGAACTTCACTTCGCAAGGTACCAGGACCTATTGACTTTATCTCAATCAAGCAGTCTTCTTTGATTCCTTTAATCCAACCGTCGGTGTGCCCTTTAATGCGGAGGGAATCGTCATACAAAGTTACTTCGTCGTAGGTTAGCTTGGTCCATGGGGCTTGGCAGTGTAGGCATTCTTTTGGGGAAGTGCCCAGAGTTACATCATCACAAGCCGAGCAGATAAACCTGCCGTACAAGACACCCATGTCTTGAAACCAACGTTGCCATTTGTAATGGATGGCATGGCCTTCGTCAAAAATGCTTTGTACACGCAAAGGAAAACGGTCAGGAGCCTTAGGTTTTCCTTGAAGAAGAAAATAGGCTGCTCGATGGCACCAATCTTTTTTAATGATTTCTGACGGGTGCAACACTGTGGTAGAACGGTCTCCAGGTGGCCTAGACAGAATGTACCGTTCAACAGAACCAATAAGGCGAGAGGGTTTGGATGTAGTATCCAAAAACATTTTGAGGTCAGACTTTTTATCAACCATTATCTTTTCTTACTCACCAACTCTATGTAATCTTTAATGGGCATCGAACTGTGGGGGCTTTTTTTCCATTTTCTGAGCAAGGCGTTACGTTCTCTGTGACTCATACCTCCCCAAATTCCGTGCACCTCGTCTGTTTCAATGGCGTAAAGAAGGCACTGGACTCTGACCGGACACTCAGGTCTTCCATTGGCACCAAAACAATGGAGTTTGGCTTTAGCGGCAATACTTCTGTAAAGGTCCTTGTCTCTTGGGGGAAAAAACAACTCCGTGTCTACACCATTGCACTGCGCATCGTCGCGCCAGGATTCGTCTCTAAGCATCGTGTGTTTTATACCACATCTCTAGAAAATCTGTTTCAAGAAGAATTACGTAATCTTCACCGTCAAGGTGGATACCAAATACAGGAAGTCTTCCATCCATGATTGCTTCAATAGTAATCTTCTTTAGTTCAACAGAACTAATTGTTTTTGTTTTCTTTCCTGTCCACTTGTGCTCTATAAGTAAATCGTTATTACGAACGTCTCCTTTTCTAGACCAAAAAGCACCGGAGGCAGCGGTAGTGCTACCTCCGATGGCTTTGGCAATACGTTTTTCATGAGCTTGAGATTGCTTTTGCCCCTCACTCTTCGACAAGGATGCCAGCTTTATACGCCTCAATGATGCGTGGGATTAAAAACGTAAAAATTTCGCGAACTTCGCAATCTCCGCAACCGCAATACGGCTGACCAGATAGGGTTTCAAACCCTTCGCTAGTGGCTTCATCTTCGTCATACGCAAGATTCCAGCATTGACCCATATACTGTTCAAAATCGGAATGTAACTTCTTTGCCCATTCCACGTCGGTGTGAACGTAGTTACTCACTCATGGCCTCCATAATGCTGTCCGGTGTGTGCAAAACTTTTTCTCGCAAGTCTTCCATGAGGTCAACTTCTTCACGAATCGAGTTCACAAGGTTTTCTTGTCCCTGCCATTTACGTTCACCGTAATAAATCCAGCCACCTTTACGGTCTACGATTCCCTTTACAATTGCCATAGACGCAATTTCTTTGGCAAAATCAAAATCTCCGGCACCATAAATGCCGTGGTCTTGAAAGTAAAAGTCTACGTAAGCAACACGCTGTGGTGGGGCTACCTTATTTTTGGTGGTACGAATTTTCATTCGTTGGCCTACTCGCACTTTGTTGGTACCCGTTCCAGCTTCAATCCACTCGTCACGACGAACTTCGCACTTGGTAAAGTACGCGTAATCTTTACCTTGTCCTCCTGGTGTAGTACGTGGGTCCCCGTGCATGACACCAATCTTCATGCGGTATTGGTTAATGACAATCCCAAGAACTGGTCGTTCGGCCTCAACGAGACTCCGCTTCATCGCTGAACCGGCTTTGCGGAAAAACTTATTTGTAATAAGCGCACCACGACCAACTGTCATTTCATCCATGTTCTTGTCATTTTCTGGACTTGGAACTAGGGCGGGTAGAGAGTCAATGACAATAGCATCAATGGACTTAGACTCAGCAAACGCCAACACAGCGTCGTAAGCCTCTTCCATGATGTTGGTTTCAACGACTATCACTCGGCTGGTATCCACGCCACACAACTCTGCGTAATCTGGAACCCACTGCTCAGCAGCAATCCATACCGTTGTGTGGTCTTCCTTGATGGCTTGATTAGCGGCTATACATTTGAGTGCAAGAGCAGTTTTACCGTGACTGGGGTCGCCCACAAGTTCGTTCCATTGGTTAGCGGGAAACCCCCCACCAAGAATGTAATCAAAAGTTGTGGAACCTGTTGTAATACTTTTGATTAGGTCTTGTCGGATGTCTTGTCCAATGACAGCAATGTTATCGCCAAAGCGCTTATTGATTGCTGCCATAATTTTTTTGGCTTCGGGATTAATGGTCGTCATTAGCGCTCCAGAAACTGCTTAGAATAAGGTCGAGCTTTGAGTCGGCGTCATTCTTCATTAGAATGTTGACGATACGGTCACGCTCAAACTCGCGTCCGCGAATGTACGCCTTGCTAATCCACTCGTCCATTTCGTGAGTCTCTACCATTGCATCCATATTAGTCTTCATTTTGTTTTCCTTATCTATTGTGGTATTGGTCATTCACCAATCCTACCGATGATTCCTTGTGGGTTCCAATTGCTTTGAATGTCGTTTCCCATGGACGCTTTTGCCGAACCTTCGACGTGAGCGCCAGCAAGAGAACCGTAACGAGAACCAGACTGCTCCAGAGGATACCCGCAGTCAAAACAACGGGGAGCAGAATTAGCCACTGACATGTAGTTACCAGACCCACAGTCAGGACATGAAGCCGTTTGTGATGCACTTTGTGCCCTTTCACTCGTAGGTCGTTGAAGCTGGGGCATTTGCGCCATCGGCTGTTGACTCATAGGCATTTGCGGTGTTGGGTCTGGACGGCCTTGTGGCGCAGGAGACTTGCCTTGCTCCGCCATTTTCTTAGCCCACCAGTCGGCGTTACTCATCTATTTTTTCTCCTACAACCTTGTCAACAAAGTGGATGTATTCTATGTGAGCAGCAATATCCTCTTCGTGAGTAAGTTTGTCAATATTAAATTGCTTACCAAGTTCTAGTAACTCAATTAGTTCAGGAATTAAAGAATACAGGAACTTTGCTTCGGAGTACCAGACCATAGCAGGGTGTTTATTCCCCAACTTTTTAAACTTTGCAATGGCAAGAGAAAACTTCTGGTCATAAGTTAACGGTTCTTTTTCCATATTGAGTTCCTTTTTCGAGAGGGCATGTTGAGCATCCCTAAGTCTACAAGTTGGGAGATTGCACCTACCAAAGTATTAGTTGCAATTTGTGTAAAAATCTTTTGAGTTGCTTTCCAGGCTTCTGGAGGAATTTCTTCTTCAGCAACCTCTTTCTGATGTGCAACCGTGCCCTGTGCCATGGCGTGAGATAGTGCATACAGGATTGGAATTAAGGGGGATATTCGACCTACTCGTAAATCGCTCTCTTCTTCCTCTTTGTTGTTCACTTCTTCACTTATTGCTGAACACCCAAGAAAAGACGAAATTTCTTGTGGATTGGGAATCTGGGAATCGTAAACAAAACCGCGTATGCGGGCTTGAATCTCAGCCACAGAAATATCTGCGGAATAATTTTTTCGCCAAAAGTTCATTTTGCTTGACCCCACTTTTCTACGGTATGTATATCAGCAACAAGTGGAATTGTAATCTCTTTTAATTTGATACCCTCCATAGACACGCGAACTGCTTCTTCAGTTTCTTCAACACGGTCCTCGGGACATACCGTCACAAGTTCATCGTGTACGGTAAGAATCACGTTTATATCAGGCTCGTCAACGAAGCAGGAGTGCGCACGAATGATTGCCAACTTCATGATGTCGGCGGCTGACCCTTGAATAATGGTGTTAAATGCCTGTCGTTCCGCGCGGGCTAACAACCCCGTCTCACGGCTCAATAGGTCAGGAATGTAACGACGACGACCAAGCAAGGTCTCTACGTAAGGGATGGGGCGACGCTGTTTAGCTAGCCGAACAATGCGCCCCTTGTACTGGGAAATGGTGGGAAAACGCTCTTCAAAGTTACGCAACAGAGCCTTTGCTTCAGTCACCTTACAACCAATGCTTGAAGCAATCTTTTCCGGTCCAACTCCATATGAGATAGCCAAAACAAGAACCTTACCCGCCTTGCGGTCAACTCCCATAGTGTCACCAATGGTGGTGTAGATATCCCCACCGTCTCTATAGTTAGCAACAAGAATAGGGTCATTGCAAAGAGAGGCCATTACGCGGGGTTCAATCTGGGAGTAGTCGGCAACCACAAGTTTGTGACCTGGCGGTGCTACAAACAAGTTTCGCACAAGTTTTCCGTACTCTCCTGAAGACGGAATGTTCTGAAGGTTTGGCTCAGTAGAAGAAAACCGACCGGTCTCTGCTCCGTGTGCTTTAAAATTAGTATGCACTCGACCCTTGACAAGAAGACTTTTTTTCTCTATAATCTTAGACTTTCCATTTAACACCCGCTTTACGTCACCACCCGTGTAGGGAGTTACGTATGTAGTCATCAACTTGTTAAGGTCCTGGTACTCCAGAAGAGCGGTTACCAAATCGTCTTGACCACGAAAAATCTCCAAGGCATCAGCGCTAACTGAAAAGTGTGCTGGTTCAAGGGGGTAATTAAGCTTTCGTGCTTCTAACCCTTTTTTTGTAAGTGCTTGGTTAAATTTAGGATTGGGTTTAATCCTTGGCTTGCCTCCGGGAGTCTGGGGAGCATATAGGAGCTGTTGCTTTACAGGGACAGAATTAATCGAAAATGCTTTACCGGCAATTTTGTAGGCTTTTGCTTCCGCAGATTCTTTGTCTCTATTAATCCTGATAGACAATAAATTTAGTTCTGTCTCGTCAATGAGAGCGCCCGTCAACTCCATGTCGCACAAAGCAGCAAGACAGTCCATCTCTAGTTTCCAAACGCGAGACAAGCTGTCAGAAAGTTTTGCGGCGTAAACCTTATACAAATCCCAAGTGACTTTTGCGTCAATAGCGGAATACTCTGCAACTACTGAGAAGGAATACTCGGCAACGTTAGACCCGACACCCTTCTCTACTTCAACTCCAAGCTCTCGTTTCACACAAGCGGCGAGGTTTAAGTTGTGACGATTAAGATTGTTGACAATAAACCCCGCCATCAAAGTATCAAAGTAAGGTTTGCTAGGAACGACGCCTCCGTAATACTTGGCTACGGATTTTAGGTCAAACTTTGCATTGTGAGCAATCTTTAACTGGGGGCCAAACATAAGGGGTTTTATAGCAGAAAACACCTCTGAGGGGGTCAACTGTTCTGGAGGAGAACCAAATACAGCAACCCATTTACTGCGGTCTTTGGAGTAACTTGACTCCAGCAGTGGCTTACCGGCGGCAACTCGTCGCTGTCCTTCTAGCAACAAAGGCTTAGTGTAAGCCTCAAATTCTCCGTTGGGATGGCCCATGGGGATTACGTCTACACGTCCATCCGTCGCAAAAGAAATCCAACAGACATCGTTGATTACTGGATTCCCTCGGTCTTCTCCAATAGTCTCTACGTCAAACGCAAAAGCTTCGACCTTAGAATACGCTGAGACAAATTCATCAAGCGCTTCCTGGGTGGTGATGATGTTCATACTGCCCCTCTAAAGATTGGTGGGGGCTGAGATGAAGAAAGGAAAAAGACATCTCAGCCCCCGGTTTAAGGAGGGGGGTAACCGATAACCCCAACCCCCCGGTGGAGACCTAGACCAGAGCCCTGGCGATTTCCAGCAGTTCAGCGCGAGGGGTTACGTAAACTGCGGATGCGTCGTACTTCGTCACTGTAGCAGCGACGCCTTCAAGGTTGTCTGCATCCAAGTCCCACTCTTCTGCAAGGTCACGAGCCATTACCCGGTCAATAGAGTACGAGGTAAGTGGTCCGGTCCCGTGACGAGAGATGGCACGGTAGTGCTTGCTCAGCGTACCCAGACGTGGGTCGTCATTGATAGCGCGGAGCTGGTTTGCCAGCTGTGGAGAAGCGGTAAGAATCTTCACAACGGGAACCTCTTCGGTACAAACCAGAACGTTGAAAGCAAGCTTTCCACGGGGCTTGTCACCAACAACGGAACAAAGAGGGCAAGCCTCAGGGGTTCCCTTGTATTCTGCTTCTGTCTCAAGGCAAACAAAAGACTTCTTTCCTTCGCGCTCAATCCAGTGCTGTTGATAAACCTTAAAAGGTCCATCATCAAGAAAACGAATCAACTGTACTGATTCAGAGAACTTGAGGTCCTGGGGGTAGTCGCTCGTCTTAGGCTTAAGAAGAGCGTCTGCGGCACCCCATCCAGCTTGGACGCTGGTGCCGTGCTTTGGAGTTGCATCGGGTGCATCTTCTACGAGAACCGCTGGTCCGTCGTAGTCTGAGGCATCTACTGATGGTGTTTGCATATTGGTTTCTTTCGGTAATGAGGCTTTCGCACTCTGTTGGATGTGAGGTCTTACGACTCTCGTTTGATAGCTTCTTGCCATCTACGAACTAGCGTATCAGTCAAGTCACTAAGCTGATTCCACTCGACACGCGCGGAACCAAGCAGTTTACGGCGGTCAAACTCTTCTACTGCAATTTCAATAAGTTCTCGCGTGTAAACACGATTACCGTTTACTTTATTGCCGTTGAGTTGTTTGGACCGTAACCTGTAAGGAGCCATTGGGATGTACCCCTTTTTCTCCCACAAACGTATAGTAACAACTTTTTTCTCTAGGGCGTGGGCCAACGCACCAACAGTAAAAAGCTCTTGCTCTTCACCTTTAAGGATTTTAATAATGGGAGTAGAATCCCACCCGTTAGTTTCCCCAAAAGCTTTTGCGCGTTTCCGGTCTGCTTCTGGCGTAGTGGACTTTCGTTGGCGTTTAGACCCAGGGGCAGTTGTTAGCCCTTCAAACGCTTTGAGAATTTCTTCATCACTACGTAGACCAGCCATTACTTCTTCCGGGTCATAAGTGCCCAAACGATTTTTGCTGGGAACATCTCATCAAGTTGCTCTTCTGTAATCTTGTCCTGATAAAGGCAAGCCATGAGGGCGTCTTCATCAATGACGCGTACCGTTTTGTACACGTCATCTCCAATGCCTGTTTCTTCAATAATTCGTTCTGCGGTAAGTTCGTCAAGTTTGCGCTGAACACGACGGGATTTCTCTATTCGAGCAACGCCTTCAATTCCAGCGCCTAACTCAAGAGTGAGGTTACCCTTGTCGTCTTCAAAACCGTGCTCTTCAATTTGAGCAAAAAGTTTTTCTCGAAGCTCACTCTTGCGAGTCTCCATAAACTCAAGACTGGCTTTTAGCTTCATGTACTCACGCAGTTGTGTTTCTAGTGAATCTGGGTCTGCAAAACGAACTCCCTCTTCAGGAATAACTTCAGCCATGATTACCGCCTTCCGTATAAAATTTGGTCAAGTTGTTCGTCAGTGTAACGCTCGGGGTTCTGCATGATGCCGTACATTTCTTCAGCAGATGTCCCATAAAGACCTTTGAGGTCCTCCAACGTTTCTTTCTCAAAAGAAAGATACCGAGCCCTAATCTCCGCTCCTGATGGGCGAACATAAGGTTTTTGAACGTCAGTTAACTTTTTCTTACCCATAATAATCCTTTCTAACTATTAGTGAGAAATCCTATCAGGCTACCTACTGTGAGGTCAATACCGCCACGAGAGTTAATGCCCTGACCATCCAGTACGGCATCTGCTATAGCGTTCTTTTGTTTCAGCATGTCGTATTGCCGTTGTTCAATTGAGTCTTTAACCAAAATGTCTTGGATAGTTATTGTGGGCCAAGTCGAGGAGGTTCGGTTGATTCTTCCGTTTCTTTGTACGGAAAGACCTGCCGACCAAGGCTGGTCGTAATTGACAAGAAGATTGGCTTGCGGTAAATCGACTCCATAACCCCCTGCGTCCGAAGATACAAGAACGCGTACTTCTGGCTCAGTCTGAAACTTGACTTTTGCTTTTTCTTTTTCTTTGGCATTCATTTCTCCGGTATAAGGAACTGCGTTTATTTTCTTTTCAGCAAGTTTCTTCACCAGTGAGTCAACGGAACCCAGGTAGGAAGCAAAAACAACGGCTTTGTAAGAAGAGTCAATGCTCAAGTGTTCGGACAGGTAAGCCATTGTGGCATCTTGTTTGGGTGACTTATACAGGTCATCCAAGAGTCCTGCGTCTCCTAAGGAGTGAATATAAGCACTTCCTTTTCCTGTGTGGTTCTCAAAGTTACGGTAACTGTCCCACAAAAGGTTGGGGTGAGAGCACAGCATCCTTAGCGCTGTAATCCTGGACATAATTTGACCGCGCAGCTCATTTGCCGGGTCGTTAGGTGCTTGAGTCTGACCGTAATGTGCCGCAAGGCTAAACCCTGCTCCAAACATCTGGCTGGCTTCGGTCAACAAGTTGACTAAGTCTTGCGCAATAAACTCATAAACAGCTTTGTTTTTGCTGTCTAAAGAAACCAACAAAGGCTCTCGATAAACCGCGTCTGGTAGGAAAGGTTTTACGTCTTCATCGGTTTGCGATTTACGAACGGTGTGTTCTATGAGGGAGGTATTTAGAACAGGAAGATTTCGGTAACGTTGAACACCGCCGAAATGATTGCGAACAATAAATGTTTTATCAAAAAGGTCAAACCTTCCCAAAACGTCTTTATTGACAAATTGCATAATAGAGAAGATTTCTTCTGGGCGTCCATTCTCAATGGGAGTCCCTGTCAAAGCAAACCTGATGGAAACATTCTTTGCTAGGTCTTTTACTTTACGAGACCGTTTTGACCGGAACCCTTTGATGGCAGTTGCTTCGTCACAAATGATGGCGTCAAAATCCATTTTGCTAATGGTTTCCCAATCATTGACCACTTGTTCGTAGTTCATGATGATGTAGTCATACTTTTGGTATACCTCGTACAAAGCAAGTCGCTGTTTAGGTGTGCCGTCAATAACTACAGCCGTTGAATCGCTGAACTTAGTAATCTCTTTTTGCCATTGATATTTAAGGCTTGCAAGACAGAGGACAAGGACGGTTTTGGTTACCGTTCCCTTATCTCTCAAGTTCTCAATTGCGGAGATTGTCATGGGAGTTTTACCCAGACCCATTTCATACGCAACAAGTACCGCTTGCAGGTCCACCATTTTATCAACGGCTTCTACCTGGTAAGGCTTGAGGGTACCTTTAAACATATGCGCTTTCTCCGTACAACGATGATACCGCATGTTCTAATCCCCAAGCGATTTCGTCGTCCGTCATGTCTCCTGGGTCTTTTTTACCTGAGTCTCCGTAATTGAAGAAAGAAAGATTTAACCCGTAACGACTGCTAAGGGAAATCAAGTCTGCCGAACCTTTACGCCCCGCATCGTCTACCTTCGGATTATCTAAAGCAGAAATTACGCGGTCTGAATTACGTATCAGTTTTACCTGGGCGTCGCTGATGATAGAGCCACACACTGCAACGGCTCCATGAAATCCGGCAGAGTAAATTCGTGCGCAGTCCAAAGGAGATTCCACAAGTATGGTCAGTTCATCCGGCATAATATCCACGCCAAATAGTGTTTTAGACTTGGCTAGGCCTGGGGGACGGTTCATGAAACGCCTGTTCAGAGTACCTTTTTCTTGCCAACCGAGAAGCTTACCCGTGTGTGGGTCACGAAGCGGAAGAACCCAAGAGTCGGTCTTGGTGTCCCAAAGGATTCCGTAAACCTGAGCAGATTCAAGAGTAATGTTTTTAGCAAGCAACTGTTCTAGTGGAGGGTCGGAGTAAACCGCAAGACGGGCGTCAGACATCTCGATTGGCTTATCGTATGACTGAGCAAAGCGAGGCATGTCGGTCAGTGCTTGGGCCAGACGCTCAGGGGAAATCTGGGCAACATTAGCCAACCACACCTTTGCGGAAGTGTAATCTGGGTCGTGTAAATCTCCCCAAGATTCTATGAAAAAACCCTTGACATCGCAGACTAAATGTAGTAAGCCTCCGCTGTAGTGACAAGAGAAACAAATGTGTTGACCGGTCTCAAGGTTTATCCACCATGATGGCGAGTTGTCTTTCCTACCAACACGCTCGTAGTGCATAGGGCATAGCCCGTTGGCTTCATTGCCACGAACATCAAAGTCAATGCCCAGCTCAATAAGGACGCTCTCAATATCTACGTTCATTAGATTGTCCAGGGAACGCAGAACTTACAAGAGCCCCTTGACTCCTCATCGTGGAAACAGCCCGTCTCCCATCCCCACATAATAGAAGTTTCTTCTTGTGGGCAGTTACGAGACTGGACAATCTTTAAAAGACGAGTTGACTCATCATTCTCTATAGGCTCCAAACCAAGAATTACGTCGGAGTCTTGAAAGAACGAAGATGAATAACCAATAGAGTCTGCGGTAACTTTGTTGCCCCGCATCTTCCACAGGAGTGTTTGAGTGGTTATTACAACGGGAATGTCTAGGCGCTGAGCAACCCGCTTAAGCCCTCGGGTGATATTGGTGAGTGCTTGTGGCGTATTAGAGTCACCGGTAACCTGGTCCAGCATCAGGTAAACACCGTCAATAAAAAGAATGTCTGGCTGTAGTTGGTCAGCCTTAGCCATCAAAGAATCTATGGTAAGTCCGTTAACGGCATCCACTAAATGGAACGGGTGCATATCGTTCATAGAACCCAAAGTAGCTGTATAACGAGAAAACTCTTCCTCATTCAGAATTCCTCGGCGCAATCGGGAATGCGAGATGTGAGAACGCATGGCATCGTGACGTTGAACTTGTTCCATGTTGTTCATCTCAAAACTTTGGAACATAGGTGTCTTGCCATCTAAATGGGTGTTGATTGCGATTTGCAAAGCAATCTGTGACTTACCAGTCTTAGGTGGAGCGATAACGGTAATGAGTTGTCCGCCCTGAAGACCAGCGGTTGCCTCGTCAATGAGACGGTACCCAGTTGGGATGCCTAGAAGTTTAGAGTCTTTAATTTTTTCGTAGTCCAGCAAACGGGAGCTGGGGTCTTGAGTAACGTCAATGTGGTGAGTACCTACTTGGCCTTGCTCATTAACGATAGTTACCGTGCGGGACATCTCTTCGATAGCCGCGTCATTTTCGTTACGCTGGAGTTTTGCTACAACGCTGGCTGTTCCTTCAAGAGCCAAAGAACGGCGACGGAAAGCCACCATCTGGTCAATAAGGTAATCAATCGTGTCTTCAACATTTAGGATGTCGAAGTTAGGAAAGTTATCTTTAACCGTGGTGTAAGTAGGAACTTCACGGTACTTGACGTAGTGCTCACGAGTGAACTTCCAGACGCGACGAAGGTCGTCATCAATAACCCAATCATCCTGGATTCCTTGTTCAAGAACCGGGATGATGTTTCGGTCAGTGATGACTTTGCTTAGAAGTCGGTATTCGTTATCGTTCGCCATTTTCCCTCGTTATTAGTTACAAGCTGTTAAGTTCTATACCCCACGAACCATACCGCGCAACTCGCTCATCAATATCTACCACACCTTTGAGGTTTGCACGGTAAGGCAACTCGCTAATGAAGTCAGAAATGTTTGCATAAAGTTCTGCGTAATTAAATGGATTACCGCCTCGGTTATCAAGTCGAGACATAAGTTTATCTAAATGTTCTTGCGTCCAGAGCTCGTCTGAAAACGCAGCTAGTTCTATGGCTAAGCCATACTGGTAAGACTTGTTCCACAAAAGTGAAAGCTCAGCGTTATTCAACCCTAAGACACGTCGGTCTAGCTTATTACCCAAAAGCAGTCGGCGTTGCTCGTCTATGTCCGAACGAACAACCACATCAATGTTTACGATTATTCGGGGCGGGGTCTCGTTTGAGATGTCCCCACCAATCACGGGAGGACTTCGATGTGTGAGTGGTGAATAAGCAACTCGCGAAAACTCTCTGGACTCAGTAGAGCTTCGTGAAGGTCTTCGTCAGACAAGTACTCAGGAATTTTTATGGAGTAATCTCCACCGTTCCTGTCAATCTGTGCGCGGATGTGTCGGATGTGCTTGCAACGTTTTCCTGTTTTGTAATACGAACAGGTGCAACGCATCTTGCGGTAATCGTCTACCACAATCTCAACTTCATGAACGCCGTCGTCAGAAAGAAACAGCTGAATAGTTCGCCAGTCCATGTTTACACTTGCGCCTTTCACTGTCCCCTCCTGAGGTCTTCTCCTTCTAGTTTAACCCTTAAAAAAGCTTCATGGGCGAAACTACCCATTGCTTCAGAGTACATTTTGTCCCACTTCTCCATCTCTACGTTAGTAGTGATAATCGTGGGAAGACCCTTGTCGTATCGAGTGCGCAAAATATCGTCAAAAGAATAGTCGTCGTATTTAGAGCCGTACTCTTTACCCAAATCATCAAGGACAAGCAAGCGAACGTTGTAAGCGTCATCACGGCAACGACCGTGGAACCCATCCATTTCATCCTGAAGGCTTGCACGAACGTCTGAGTCGGCATCAAAGATAGCCTTCTTGCGGTACAGGAAATCCGTGTAGGTCATGTAATAGATGGGGCGAAACTTGTGCCCGTAGGAAGACGGGTGTACGTGCATTAGGGCAGAAGCGCGGTCGTCTTCGGGAAGCGCCCGGATAAACTCGTTGAGAATGGCTACAGCGTGCGTAGTCTTTCCTCGTCCCGGAGAACCGTCAAACAAAATTCCCAAACCGGTCTTCCCTAAGTTGCCAGCCTTCATGATGATTTCCCCAGAAAGAAGGTCGTTCATCCAGTCGGTCAAATCGGTAGGGATTGTCCCCATGTCTTTTTCGATGTCCTCAAAATCCCATTGAAGGTAGCGCACTGGAATGTTTGAGTTCTTCGCCAACCAGTAACGCTTTACTGGGGGAAGAGATTCAATCTTGAACACCTAGTGTCCCTTCTGGGTCAACTTTGATTCGTACTCAGCCATCCTCTTTCGGCCCAAGAGAGAATTTACAAACTGCTTACCGTCAGAAGCATACACATGCTGAACTGGTTCTGCTTGGTCTTGTTTAAAAACCGGCGAGTCTAGGCCCAGTCGTTCATACGCCCGCGTCATGTGAGTCTTGAACATGCTGAGGTAACGAGTGTGGATTGTGCTTGCTTGCTCATCAGCGTTGCGCAGATTACGCTCGTCCTCAAAAAACATCCGCATAATTTCCATCTCGATATCCCCAGTGGTTTTAACCTTGAATCGATAACCGCGCAACGCACCGGCAACGGCACGGGTGTTTACCAAACCTGGAATGTACGGAAAACGGCGACCAAGTTGAAACTGAAACTCGACGGCAACGTCAAACGGGGTCCACTCAGATTCTGGGCGGCGACCCCGAGTCTTGGGGTCTTTCTTGTTCATGCTGAGCTTGGGCTTCTGCATAGCCGGGACCTCATCATCGAAAAGACCAAAGCCTCCAATGTCATCATCGCCGGTCGTATCTTCACCGAGAGGTTTCCATTTTTCCACATTCACACCCTTCATTAGCGGAACACTTTCGGTGTTCCGTAAAGAATACGAAGTATTCTTTATCACACTAGTTTTGTAGTTATTATAGTTAATAGCTGGGGCAGGTAGCCATGTAGTACCACGTGTTGACCCCACAGATTTGTGGGATGGTGGCTCTGACCACCCCACAGATACGAGGGATGGTTCCGGCTTCAAATCCACAGTATTGTGGGATGGTAAAACCAACTGGTAACGGTTCTTAGACCACTTGCCAAAGTTGCGCTTGGTACGGACCGTGTCCAACAGACCTGCCTTCTCCAGCCCCCTGAAGGCGCGTCGCAGACTTTCAGCGCTATAACCAGTCAGCACCCCAAGTTCATCTGTTGTCGCTTCTACGAGCCACTCAGGGCCGGATAGATGGTACAGCGAAACAACGACTTTAAATTCCGTTGCCGTAAGTTCCGTCGCAAAAAATTCAGGAGGTAGATTCATGCCCTCGACTATACACCTTATGGAAGGCGACGTGACATGACTTGCTGAATCTGCACAGGACGATTAATCCAATACATAATAATCAAAGCAAAAAATCCTGAAGCAAGGGAGAACACCAGAAGCTCCCACCCAGACACCCCGAGCAGCCAACAGTACAAAGCGCCGAAAGGGGCCGATAATACTTGCTTGATAACTGGTGAAGAGAACGCGGTAAAACGCTCCACAAGAGTGCCTATAAGTTCCGTGGAAAAACCTACAGCCATACCCGCAATAACTACTACAAAAAAATTATCCATAAGGGTATTCTACGCCGAAAAATTGGCAAACCTAGAACCCTGAACAGTTTCAATTCCCGTAGAAGACCGAACAATGTACGGCGTGTTATTTGGCAAGTACTTTGTTAGTTCAACAAAAAGGCGCGAAAGACGCTCAGCCTTATTGTAGAAAAGAATAGATTCTCCATTAGAAGCAACGCTTGCTCCAAGCTCTGTCATACTTCCGTCAAAGTAATCTCTAGCCACGTAAGCTTGTTCCACTTGAACTGCGTCTATATCAATTTGGACACTAGTAGTCACGCTTGCTTTAAAAGATATGTTCGTGTAACTTAGCGGAACAAAAGCGGTTACTTCAAACCTTTGCCAGGAAGTTGACAGTACAACGGCCTTACTGGCGGCAGTTCCGAGGGTCCCATTATCTATTGGGGTTAAGGATACGGTTACCGTAGGGGTACCCGCGTTCGCTCTAAGGTAGACGGACAGCGTGTAGTGCCTACCAGCAATGCTGGTTCCTGCATTGGTTGTCGTAGAAACAACCGAAGATACACTAGTTACTACTTGAAGGCACTTTGACCCCGCAGCAAGGCCCGGTGGAAAACGCGACTCCCGAGTAAGTGTTCCCGCTGTCGTTGACCACCCAGTGGTGTTGGTTTCAAAGGACGGGTTAAGAATGTAATTTGTTTTACTCGGCGCTAAGGTAGCCGTGATTCCCCTGGCCTCATTAAAACTTGTAACCGAAGAGACAGCAAATTGCATACTGTCTAGCAACACGTAATAATCTGGGTATCCAGTCTGGGCAACGGCTGCATCATAACTAACCGACCCTGTAACCACATTGTTAAACGTAAGTTGTACACCAGCAAATGCAGCCGCTTCCCTAGAAGCGTTTCCAACAGTCGCTGCGCCGGTTCCAACCGTAACGTTGCCGTCAGTAGTAGTAAAGGTAAGGGTGGTGCCAGAAGCTACTGTTACTGTAACTTTTTTTGAAAAACCGGCATAAGCGCCCGATTGTGGAATGTTAATCAAAACAGGGTCATTAGTAGTAAACGCAGATGTACTAGCCATAGTTACAGTTGCTGTTCCAGAACTTATCTGAAACTGGGTTATGTTGGCTGTAGCCGCTGGGGGCGCAGTTGCTGTAACACTTTGTTTGGCCCAAGAAGTGGTTACTGTGTAATTACTACCCGTTACTTGCCGAATTTTGTTTCCGTAAATGTCAAACCAAAAAACACTGGGCGTAGAGGTCACTGTTGGTGCACCTGTGTTCTTTTGTTGATAATAACTAAAGGTGTACTCGGTGTTAGGAGAAACTTTGATGCCTTCAGTAACAGGGCGAGTTACTCCGTTTGACATCCACGCACCGGCTGTTTTAATAGCCACTTGTCCCGTATACCTTAGGTCAATGGTGTTTGCTTCTGTAGCAATGGGAACTGGCGTAAAAAAGTTTCTTGCATAAACGGCGCATCCGTTGTACGTTTTCCAAAGTCCAACGCCGCGTCTGAAAGTGCTGTCCTGGTTAGAAGTCATTAGGTTTGGGGAGGAAGTTAAAGCAACATCAAAACCCGTCATGGCTTCAATCAAAGTAGTTACGCTTTTTGGAGTTCCCTTAGAACCATAAATATAACGGGCTTCTCTTACCAACTGCCTTTGGTATTTTGTGGATGCACGGTTGTCTTGAGTAAGCCCTAAGTCGTATGCCTTTGCATCTAAGATACTCGTAGAAAAATTAGCCGCAGTGTAATCCGGTAGCAAAAAATCCGCTAGAGTCATTAGCTCATCAAGGGTGTACGAAAGACCGCCAAGAAACTTATACAAATCTGAGTTTTGTTTAATTTCATCTAATGGTGATTGAGTTTCTGACGTAAACGTTCTTGGCAAAAGGTCCAAAAACTTTTCGTGCGTAGTCCGTGTTCGAGTTCTATTTGAATCCGGTTTTGTTCCTGTAACTGTGCCGGTACCTACCACGTCATCGGTATTAGCAAGTATGGTCGCATGGTCTGTTGCCAATAGAATTTCCAAAGACCCCACGTTAGTCCAGACCAACGCCGTTGCTGCTTCATTGAGGCTAAGCACCCAGATTGTGTAGTAAACGTTTTTGCCCGAAGGTAGGGCCTGAACTCCTGGAAAATACGTAGCATCTTGCACACCTGTGGTTAGGTAAACAGAACGAGATGTTTCTCCAATAGGAGCGGCACCATCCAACTTGTACTGTTGTTGTTCTGGTGAAATTGACGTCTCGTCATAAACAATGATTCCGTCTTCTTGAGATTCAGAAAAGTTATCGGAATTACGAACAACCCTAATACGCACAATGTCTGTGGCTGGTTGTTTCCAACTCAAAAAAATGTTGTCATAGTTTATTGCGATGCCATAAAAGGGCGCAATAGACAACGTGCTAGTAGCGGAAGTTCCGTAATATGCACCAGAGTTGTAATTAAAAGTAGTATACCGAGGCATTTATGCTCCTTAAGCGCCGCCACCATCAAAGTCGTTGGCTACCAACGTCCCAGCAGGTGTGACATAAGTTACGGCTGTGGCGCTACCCGGCGCAGAAAACTCAATAAGGTTGGCTGTCTGACTTGTAATAGCAGCAAGCTTAAGGCCAACTACCGTTGTGCCCGAAGGGGTAATGGTAGAACCACCAAATTTGTTTACCAAATTATTGGTAGCAATTCTTACTCCAAGCTCAATGTTGTCAAGCCGAAGTTTTACGGTAGCAGGAGTAGCTCCAACAGGGTCCGTCCAAGCGGAACTAGAGGTAATTGCGCCCCAAGCACCAGCGGTACGAATTCTAGGGCTAAGACCCAGCTCATCCCCTATAGCTTTTATTTCGTCGTATGCTGAGTTAACGTCCGCTGCAACAACCGTGTCTGTACCGTCTGTTTTAGCCGGTAAAGAGATTGTATTTCCAGGGTAATTAGCCGCCACGGCGTCTCCTTAAAGTCTTACTTCTATTTTGCCCGTTTATATGGGGACTTATTGCCTATAACCCAATGACAGCGCGTGCTTCTTCTTCAGTAAGCCCCAGTTCGGCAAGTTTTACTAGGGCAGTTTCTTTGAGTGCCACTTGCTCCAACTCGCGTTCTTTATTCTCTTTCGCTTGGGCAACTAGCGCTGCGTTAGCGGCGAGTTCCTCTGCCGAAGGCACATACTCGCTACCCATAATTTCTTCACTCATTATCACTCCCTATACCCGTAAACCATTATTGTTGCTGCAAACGTTCCACTTGGAACAAACAACTGAAAACCGGCTGTTGTAGCAGTTGAGTTCATGGAACCAGCAAATGTCCAAGCCGTCGGCGCGCCCGAAGCGCCCCAACGTCCATTCCCCGCTATCGAGGTTCGCGTTGACGAGCTAAAAGGAGCGTAAACGTCAAAAGACCGAGCAGAAAAATTGGCGTCCATAGCCGACATTTGAAAGCGCGAATCTAAACTAGCGAAAAAGCCTGAACCGTAATATATGTTTCCCGCCTGTGCGCCGATATTTTGCCAGTTGTACGCGGTTGACGTTGTGTTTACAGTCCCGGAGGAATTTACGCTTCTGAAAGACATATAGTCACCGCCCGCCGTATCGTTTATGACAATGCGGTAATTTGTATATGTTGACGAAAAAACGCCGTTTACAACAATTGCCGTGTTATTGCCGGTAGCGGTTATTTTGCCTGTTGAACTACTAAACGAAACACTTCCGCCAGTAGAAGAAACGCTGGTGGGAATGATGGGAACCAAGCCCGCACCGGTCGAAACACCAGTTCCGCCCCGAGCAATCAACAACGTGCCAGAAGTAATGTCGTCACTCGAATGAACGTGAGCTGTGGGTGTACGAGCGTCACTTAATCGTGAGTCAGTTGTTATTACAGCAGTTCCCGTAACGGCACTTGGTGCAATCTCAATTGTCGTATTGCTTGCGGCGGTTAAGCGCCCCTTAGCGTCTACTGTAAAAGCTGCAACAGCAGAAGCCGAGCCATAACTTCCCAACGTAACACCTGAGGTTGCAAGTGTTGGGTTAGGATACGTGCCAGTAAGGTCGCCACCAGCTGACGTAGACGACGTAAGCAGTGTTGCACTTGATGGGATTGTAGTTGAGTTAATAGTCACACCGGCAATGTTGCTAATGGTGCTACCTAGAGCTTGAGACGTAGAACCAAAAGTAATAGAAGAATTTGAAAGCTTACTGTTCGCAATTGACCCAGCCAACATTGTGTTGGTTACAGTGCCTGTGTCGGCTAACGTAACAGCCGTACCCGATATTTTTGACGCGGCAATTGCAGCGGAGGCATTGATGTCTGCGTTAACGACGGTTCCGTCAAGAAGCATTGTTGAAGTAACCGAACCTGTATCGCTGGTGGTAACAAGCGTTGAACTGGCAGGAATAGTGGTGCTATTTACTGAGGTAACGTTTGGCAAGGAAGTTGTCGCTGAAGTGATAAACGACCCGCTTGTAGGAAGCGTGACCCCGTTAATTGACGTGACACCCGTTGGTGTTGCGCTCAGAGCAATCGTTCCCGCGGACGTTATGGTTCCGCCCGTAAGGTTGGTGCCCGCTGTGATGCTGGTTACCGACCCGCCCGCCCCGGGAATCCAAGAGCTGGTTGAAGACTGATACTTAATTACCTGACCGTTAGTAACCCCAGCGGTGTCAACATCGGAAAGACCATCCAAAGACAGGTTTAGTAAGTTTTGGTTTACACCAAACGTTCCGGACAGTACTGGGAAAGAAGGGTCTCCACCCTCAAACTGAATCCAAACTCCCTGACCAATTTTAGGCGGGTTAACACGCACACCATTAGCGTCTTTTACCCAAGCCCAATCCGTAATCTCTTTTGCAAGAATCTGCGGTATCTGAACTTTAACGCGCCCTTTGTTAAGGGGGTCAGCGTTACTAACGACAATCCCCCTATAGATACCGTAAAATCTACGGTTTCCATAAGAGTCTAGAATCATCAGCTAATCCGAACAGCCGTCAATGTGTACGTCTTAGAAGTAGTGCCGTCTTCAGCAACGACCAGGATTGTAATCTCAGTCACTCCTACTGGAGTAGTAACTGTTTTAGGAGTGCTAGTTCCGCCCGAGTAAGCAACCGTGCCATTAATGTACGTTTTTGCGTCAGTGTCTGTGGGGACAGCCGTCACTACGATGTTTGCACTGCCCGCAGTCACTGTAGTGGTGTAGTCACCAAACGTGTTTCCAGAAGACCAAGCAGGGCTGAACGCACCGCTGTTTGTTGCTGAGAAAGTATCCAACGTAGCAACTGTGCCCAATGCCGTAATAACAAGGTTTGTCGGTTTAAAGACGAAGATTTCTCCCGCAGTTGCCGCAAGGCTGTTTCTAATAGCGGCTTCTCCAGTGCGATACAACGTAGTAACTTTTACATTGTTAATTCCGGGAGCGTAACGCAAGAGAAATTCAATTTCTTCAGGGTGAATAACTTGCCCAAACGTATTCGTTGAAAAAGAGTAATACGTTGCAATGTACTCTTGTATGTAAGATTCAACAACGGAGGATGTAAACTGAGGAAATTTACTGTACGTAATAGCCAAAGAAACGTTGCTGTACGTAGGGGGCGAAATAGTGAGTTGTACTCCAATTTGCGTTTTACCCTCAAAAGAAGCCAACAATGAAGTTTGCAGGTCAGTCCACTCAGCTGTTACCGCCGTGTTTGCTTCGTCTTTTCCTGGGTAATAATCTGTAGAGTTTGCTTCTCTTCGAGGAGCTGCATACACCGTTACGTTTGACCAGATTGTAGAAATTGCGTTTGCTTTCCCTACTAAAGTGTTCTGCTGCGCAAGACTACTATAATCCGAAAGTGAAACAGCTCGGTTAAGAGCAGTTGTTGCTAACGGAGCGTTGGCCTTAATTGAATCGATTGATTCTGGGTCAACTCCTCCCGTACCTACCGTAGTGTTGGTTACTGTGTAAGTTGCGTTGTACGCGCTAACGTTAGGGTCACCCGGAACGTAAGAGATATAAGACAGTGCCCCAATAGGAATGTTACCTATTGTTCCGCCACCGTAAAGATAATCTGCTTTTATATCGGAGTGGTTTACCGGAATGGCTCCTGAAACACCATCACCAAAAGTAATGTAAACGGTATTGTTTGCGTTTGTGTTGAGTCTGTAAACACTATCTACTGGAGAGTAGTCGATAAGGTGGTCAACTTTATTCCAGACGCCGTATACGTCACCGGTTTTTACGTACACAGTTGTAGTACCGTCTACAACTTGTGACTCTCTGAAAGCATAGCTTTGAAAAGCAGTTCCATCTGACCGACCAATAAGTTCTCCAGCAATATCTCCAGCACCACTTGCAGCGTTGGCAGTACGAGTAGAGACATACTCACCGTGCGTTCCAGAAACCGTGATTACTGTCACACCGATTGCAAAAACTGCTGCTTCTGTAGTCGTAAACGTAAGGCGTACAGTTGTGTCGTTGACTGTAACTGTTCCAGTAACTTGTGTGCCCGCAGGAATTGTAGCCGCCGAGCCGCTTGCAGTTCTAGTAAAACGGATTGAACAGGTTGCGCTTTTATACCCTGAGGGGGTATACCCCAACCCAATTGCCAGGTTGTAAATGCTTTCTCGTTGAGTTGCCGTAAAAATACTAGACTCGTTAGCAATACGGTCAATGTAGTAACTTACAACGTCTCCCATGTATGAGAACGCTTCAATAAGGGCAACACCAAAGTCCGCCGGGTCGTTTCCGTACCATTTGCTAGTCGAGTTTGTGTTTACACGGTCTTTGACGCGAGTAATTAGCGCATCTCGCAAAGAGTAGTAATCCCTACCGGTGTAATCAATTGTTACCGGAGCGGGGCTTACTGGGGTGGTTTCTGGCTCGATACTCACGAGTTCTCCTCATACAACGGTTGCGTACCAGAAAGGGTAGCTATACCGACTTGGGTTCTTACTTCATCTTGATTAGGAAGCAGATATTCAACAGAAACAACGAGTTCCTCTGAAGAAACGTTGTACTCTGCAAGAATATCCTTTACTTCTAGTGTAGGGAATGTTGAAGAAAATAACGCGGATACATTTTCTTCAATAGTTCTTTGAATTTCCCCAACCGTGTCAAATTGAGAAAACGAGACATCTGACCCAAAATTAGAGCGCATGACACGTTCGCCAAGAATGGTGCCAACCGCAGACCTAACTTTATCTTGCCAAATTTTACTTTGGTCAACAGTCTTTGCAATGTTCCCCGTGGAGTCAAACGTGAAAGGCAGGGAGATTGCTTTTTCTGCAATAACAGGTACGGTCATGGTTTCCTCGTTACGGTTTGCCACAGAGCAGGAGTTCTTTTGAATCCTTGTTCCCCAGGCAAAAAGCCCGGTGCTGAAGTTACTAGTTTAATGTCTTTAGTCAGTTGGTGCATAGGAAAGGCTAATCTTTCAGGTATGTTGACTGTGCTAACATCCCTATTTTCATTTCCTCGAAAGTTTGTAACGTTGTTTGCCCCAGTACCGTCTGTAACAATTTTCATTGTTACGTTGTAATCGCCAAACTTTTGAAAAATGTGGTGCGCTTCTTTGATTACCCAGTAGCCATCTGTAAGGTTTCCTGTTCCCAGTACGCGAACCGGGTAATACGGGCGAAAACGAGGGTCTCCCGCACACTTAACTCTGGCGGGCAAGTTAAACCGCGCCATAGAAGCCGCGCCCTTAGAAGCGGACTCGGCGTCTTTATTGGAGAGGACAACTTGGTCTGTGCGGTATTCCGAAAATAAAACGTCACTAACGTTTGACCTCAATTTATCCCCCGAATCTCCGGGAGAAGATACAGAAGAAACCATCTCACCAGTAAAGGGATTGACGCCAGACAAGTTCTTTTCGGTCCTTAAATGGTCAGAGTTTTCCGCGTATTCGCTTTTCATTACCTCAAACTCGTCTAGAGTCCTATCAAAATATTGTCCTCGGTAAGTGCTGCTTGAATTGTCTGAATAGAGCGTTGGAATAGAAGTTACATTTTGATTGATAATTGAATCAAAATCTCTAAAGTACAGGGTGTTTTCACTTACAAACATTGCAAACCCAATGCGTTTTGCTTGCTCCTGGAGCCACTCCCAGTACGAATGCCCCGCAATAACTAGTTGTGGAAACCTTCGAGAGTCTTTATCCCCAACAAACCCCAAACCATTTTCTTGAGCAATAATAGCCGCTACTTCAGAAACTGTTACATCCGTAAAAGTTTTTGTTGCCCGTTCTTTCAATGGAAACGAAGACCCAATGCAGTGAACTTCCATAAGACGTTCTCGTTGTGAGGGGGCAACCGTCTTAGAAATAGAAGAAACATACCCATACCAGGTTCTCTCTAGACTTCCCTGGTTCCAGTGAAATTGAACAGGAACACCCGTTTGAATTGTGTCAAACCACGTCTGTCCGGTAGTGGTAAAGGTTACAACCAGGACATCGTGGTTGCCTTGTTTTTCATACAAGTCAACTTTTCGGGGTTCTTTCAACAAAGAAGGAATAGTAGGAAAACTAAGCTTAAACTTTGTTATGCGCCGAGGCTTTGATTTGGGATTGTTTAAGTGGCTTAAATTAGTTGACATTAGGAATCCTAATCGTCGCACCTACGGGAATAGTGTGTGGGTTAAGAACTTCTGGGTTGTAGTCCATGACTCTCCACCACAAAGCCGCTGTACCTAAAAACCCTTTAGACACCAAATCAATGCGGTCCCCTTCTGCCCAAACGTACAAAAAGTAATCCGTGCGTTCTGTTGGAAAGTTCCTAAACACAGTAACTTCATAGTTTTCAGACCTACTATTGTAGGCCCTAAAAATGTCTCCGTTTGCATAGCGGCTATCTGTGTATATCATGATTACATTCCGTTGTAGTCTGGGATACGGTTGAAGCTCAAGCTTGCAATCGAGAAGATAGGAGTCATTCTTTCATTAAACATTTTGTGGGTAAGACTAAAGCTATTGATGAAGCCCACGTATTTAAGAGAACGTCCTAAGTAAAGTTCTACAGGGCGACCACTAAGCCAACCTACGTCAGCGGTAACACCACGAAGTTTTGTGTTGAGTTTGAATCCTAGAACCGTAGATAGCAGGAACTCAACGTCGTACATTGTTCCCTTGTTAAAAATTTCTTTCTCTTCAATTTCATCTTTTGGCATTCTTGGAGAATAAAGATTAATGCCATCTTTCTTTTTAAAGTCTGACTTAATAGTCCCGTCGAGTCTGTAATAATTCATATCAAACACACGGTTAAAAACCATGTCGAAAGAAATAGTACTTTGAGTTACTTGGGAACCTACAAGGTTAAACTTTTCTTGACCGGAAATTTCCATTGCCGCGTCGGTGTTAGGCGCACCGGCAAAGTTCATGGTTATTTCCGTAGGATTGTAGTGAAATTGAAATCCATAACGACGGTGTTCTGCGGGCTGAAGTTTTGTTTGCGCTAAATCAGGAACTATAGCTCCATCTGCTCCAGGGTCAGAACCAGCAGGAACAAAAAGAGTAATCATGCCTTTATTAGTACCAACATTTTGCCACAGCTGATTGGGGTTAGTAACCGTAGTTACTCTGTCGCTAACCCTACCTTCAGGAGTAGGAGACATTGTTTTAAAGAATCCACGAGAGTCTCTAAAGTAAGCGTCTTTAACACAACCAACATTGTAAAGTAGCTCGTTAGCGTTATACGTAAGAGCAGGACCCCTAGTTTCTGGCGGGGTAGGTTCCGCACCGCCAAGCCTGGGGATAGGAACAATAGGGACCCGACCAGTAGACCTATAATATGCGCTCAGCGACCTGGCGCTTGTTGCAACCATATTTGGGTCCCGAACGGGTCGTCTGGGTTTTGCAATAGCTGGCGGAACACTACTTTTCTGAACCTTAAAAGGACTATAAAAAGACATTATTTACTTCCCATTCGGTTAATCATGTCGTCTTGGTCAATGTACTGTTTAATCATTGTGGCAAAACGACGGGCTTCTGATTCACTTGCTTGTGCAACACTTACGTTGATAGTCACGTTGCTTCCGCCTCCCCTATTACCTCCAGCTTTGGACCTGCGCCAACTAGCGGCTTCGTCCGCGTTGAGGATAGCCTCACCAGCGTGAACGTTTACGGGGCCATCTTGAGCAACGTAGGAGTCTCCCGTTTTAGCGCTTGGTGCGCCAGGGAGAGAAATGCTCATACGGTTATTGGTCAGGTTGTTGTTGCCTGAGCTAGTATTAGAGCCTTTCATAGCGCCCTTTAGGCTGCTAATTTTTGCCCCAAAAGTATCCGAGCCGTTACCCCGGCTTCCACCGGCTCCCATGCCACCCAAAGCAGCGGGTACTTCTGCCTTTTGCTTAGCGCGTTGGTCAATGATTGAGTCTAAGTCAACTGCTCCAGCGCTCCCGCCCCAGCCACTAGTCTGTGCTTCCGCGCTACCGCCAACCATGTTGAATGCGCCACCGATAACCTTCATTGGGTCAATGGGAGCTCCTCCAGCATTTCTAATTTCAAAGTGAAGGTGGGGGCCAGTGGAATCTCCCGTGGTACCCACAGCGCCAATACGTTCACCTTGTCGTACATTCTGACCCATACGGACTCCAATGCGAGACTGGTGAGCATAAACCGTGGTGTAGCCGTTGGGGTGCTTAATTCGCGTCACGTTACCGTATGAACCATCCGGGCCACAAGAAATGACTTGGCCCTCAGCAGAAGCAACGATAGGCGAACCTTCAGAAGCAGCAACGTCGATACCTTTGTGGTAAGACGAAGACGTTGGAGTAGGAGGTGTACGCGGTCCAAAACCATCCGTAATTTTACCTTGAACAGGCATAATGAAAGTAATGTTGCCTTTTTTATCCGCTGAACCAGTAATACCGTTGGCGTTAATACTGGACGATTGTCCACCCTTAGAGTCTTTTTGAAATATTTGTGCCCAAATGTCTGGTTTATCTCCCGGATGAGCTTTAGCCCATTTAGGGTTTTCTTGTAGCCATTTTTTAGTTCCAGCATCAAACCCAAATAAATCCCCGGCCTTTCCATCTGCCGTGGGCATTCCGAAGCCGCCACCAGTTGAAGCCGCCGCTTGAGTTGTTGACAAATAAGAAGACCAAGAAGCTGCGCTTTTTTCAACACCAATGCCTGGGGCAGTAGAGAGTTGTTGCCCAACAGCATCGTTTACCAGCTTTGAACCTACCTGAGTAGCCGCAACAACGGCAACTGTACCAGCCACAGCTGCTCCAGTAGCAGCCGTACCAGCCACAGCTGCTCCAGTAGCAGCCGCACCACCAGCAGCCCCAGCGCCAATGCCAAACGTACCTAAAAGTGACATGAGGCCACCAAAAGCGCCTACTAGTCCGCTGACAACTTCAGTAAGGCCCTCCATAGCCATCTTAAGAGCGCCAATTACTGCGCCACCTTCACGACTACCTGCTACTGTTTCAATGGCGGCTTTAGCTTCACCAAACTGTTCCGCTAAAATACCCGAAGCATCGGTAAGAGCTTGCATAGCAGGTACGGCTGCTTGCATACCTTTGATGTACGGCTCTGCCGCTTTATTCATAGCACCGGTCTGCATACCGGTAATCGTCATACCCGATTGATTTGGGTTTACCCCAGCCATCTCAGAAAGCTTTGCCATGTCCTCATCACTCGACAAGTCCATGTTATTGCCCTTGGCCTTTTCAACCAAAAATTGACGCATAATTTGTTGCTGGTCTTCTGACAGTCCCAAGCCAGCCAATGAAGCACCCAAGTTACCTCTACGGAAAGACTCGTTTACTTGGTCGGCGGTGGCGGTTCCTCGACCAGCACTAAGCCGGTCTCCAATCTCACTCATTATTTGACCTTGGGTTTTTGCTTTACCCGTTTTTAAATCAGAGGTATAAATGCCCAAATTCTGAAGCATACTACGAGAGGTCGTTCCGCTAGTAAGACCTTCTACCGCTACAGCAGCTCGGTCATTACTCATGTTTAAGTATTTAGCGGCGTTGCTAACACTTCGCACCGTTTGCATGTAAGTACTACCACGGGTGGAATCCGTGACCATACCACGGCTGGCAAGAAACTCTCCAACCATTCCATCAGAGCCGACACTGGTCATGCCGCCTTTCATGGCGTTAAAAGTAGCTTGTCTGAGTCCTTGGCGAGACATACCGCCACCGCCCGATACCGAGGCGTTGTAGAATTGAGCCTCACGGTTAACCGTAGCCTGTACTTCGGGCATCAAGTTAGAAACGCCCGTAACTGCTGCCATGCCCACTTTGGCAAAGCCGCCAACGGCCCCCAGCGCACCAGCCAGGAGGTTCATGCCGCCTTCCATACGGCTTGCGCCAGTAGAGGGGTACGACGGAACGGATGCCAAAGACCCGCTCATCATTGTGCCGCCCTGGTTTCCCGTAGGCGACCCAGCTGGAGCACCCGGCATTCGAGGGCCACCACCACCGCCTCCACCGCCCTTAGTTTTAGTGGCAGTGGTCAGGCTTTCTAAGGCTTTAGTGTTTCTTTCGGTAGCAGCGATTTCTTTGGCAGCGCTAGTAGCCATGGTGCGAGCTACACTACTCGCGTCTTTGTCTTCCATGCTACTCCTTAGCTAAGTTTCCGTACCCCTTAGCTATTTCTAGCCAGTTGTACCGTTCTCTTACTGAGAGGTCTTTTATCTCAGAAAGAGTCCAACCGTTAAAACTTCTTGTTAGTGCTGTCCACTCCGTAAATAGCTCGGCGTAGGTTTTGGCGCTAAAATTGAAACAACCCTCCGAGGCTAATCGGAACCACCACCTCAGTGTTACACTCTGGGCAAGTGACTTTGATGTCCTCAAACTTTGGCCCAGGACTGCGCTGCGAAATTTCTTCGCCAATCTTTCGACGGTCTAAGATACCCAGACTAAGAATCTGTTCCTTGTTGTAAACAACTTGCCCATCGATTGCAACAACTGTGCTCTGCAAAAGAATTGAGCCAAGTTCCGACAACGTCTTCTCTGGGTTATTGTTAAGCTCCTTTTGAGTGATTCCAGTAGGAAGCATTACGGTGTACTCGTGCTTTTTACCTTTTACCGTAAACTCACGGTTTTCCACCGGGTCTACAAGAATCTTTGTTTTAATATCCGAAAGAAGGTCTACGGATACGTCCTTGTAGTCATCGCAACCACCACAGTAAGCACGAAGCTCAGCGGGGTTTCCAAATGTTACGCGGTAAATTCCAAGAAGAAGAGCCTCACGGTCTCCGGTAAACAAAGAGTCAAGCATTGATTCCGTTGCTTTTTCTCCACCGATAGAGACCACACCGCGAGAAAGAATCGTACCAAGCATTCTTCCTACCGTAGTGCTCTTGACGATAACCTCTTCATCCCGTCCAGTAAGCTCACGAACTTCAGCGGTCTTGATAACCTCCCCAGTGGGCGAAATATACCCACCAGGGAGGTCAACGACAGTATCCGAAGGAAGTTTGATTACTGCTTCTTTTGGGGCGTCTTGTTCTACGTCTACAGCAAGGGCTTCCTGGGCAAGCTTGTTAGCAAGGCCGGGGTTCTTTGCGGCTTCAATTGTATTGTTTTCCATTGTTTATTCCTTATTAATAGTTAGTCGAAGTTAGGAGCACCGTTGTTGTAATCGGCAGCCCAGTTGACATCAAAGCCCTCGTGGACCAGAGTCATCTGCTCAACGAAGATGGCATTGTCACCAGCGTTAAGGTCAGAATACGCGACGGAGGTAATCCACGCGTTGTAAACCTGGAACCGCAGAGCAACGTGGTCCCCACCCTTGGTTGCGGTTGGGTCATCGGGGTTAGCGCCCGCAATGGGGTGGCTAAGAACCTGAATCTCAACATCGCAACGGAAGTTGGTGAGAGTGGTGGAGCTTCCCGAAGCCTGAACGGTGCGGAAGAGCTTACGCATCCACTCCCAGTTCTGGTTTGAGCCAAGCGTTACACCACGCTGGAATGAGATGGGAGCAAACGTCGTCTGACCAGGAATCTGGTGAACCGTCGTGTTATACCCACCTTCACGGTAAGGGATGCTGTCAGTAGTAACTGACAGACCCGATACCGAGGTGAAACCGATAGGAACACCAGAGGTGCTACTGGTCAAATTCAAGTTGTTCGGGTCGAACGGCTTGAAGATGACCAGGAACCTAAAGTTCCTAATCGGGTCGGTCGCAAGATTTGACCGGTTGTTAATAATGGTTGCCATTATTTATTTTCTCCTTCGATTACGCCGCAGTCTTTTGACTGAGGGTCAAGACAACAAACTCTGCCGGGTACTCAAGGGCCACACCAACTTCGATGTGCACCTCTCCGTTAGCGACCGTATCGGTGCTGTTGTTTTCACGGTCACACTTCACGAAGAAGGCTTCCGTAGGGCCAGCACCGGCAAGACCACCCTGGTTCAGGTAGCCCGTCAGGAACACGCCGATAGACGTGCGGAGGCGTGCCCACAGGTCTGCGTCGTTGTTCTCAAACAGAGCAAACTGCGTAAGGCCCTGAAGTTCTTTCTTCAAGTAGATGAGAGAACGACGCATCGAGACGTAACGGTTAGCCGTTCCATCCTGCTTCAGAGTACGAGCACCCATAACAACAACACCAGCGCCCGGAATGCTACGAATAGCGTTTACCGGAGTCAGGCTAGAGTTAAGGGTGTCCAGCTCAGTAGAGGTAAAGACCCGTTCCGTGGCAACTACTCCGCCAAGCGCGGTCCGAAGACCGGCTGGGGCTTTGTAAGGACCAAACTGGCGGTCAGTAGAAAGGTAGAGACCGGCAACAGCACCAGCAGGACCAACCTTGCGGATGGCAGCTGAATTACGACCAAGAGGGTCAGCCATGAACATGTGGGGGTAGTAAACCGCCGCGTTACTTGACACGCCATAACTAGCCGCCGCAGTAACCGCGTTAGCAACAGTAACGTTGGCGTCCGTGTCTACAACAGCAAAGCCGTCGTTTGCGTTAGCCCACGTAACTAGTCCGGTTACTACGGTAGCTGCCGTTCCTGTAGAAAGCGTTGTACGGTAAATCTCAGGCGCAAAGATAACCAAGGGACGCCCTACAGTGTTAAAGTCCGCCAACGCATCGGTGAAGTTTGTTGCGGTAGGAGCAACGTCTGGCGTAGTAGCTCCTGCAAGCGGAAGAACGGTGCCCAGAGGAACACCGCTGGCAGCTGCTCCAATAGTCATCGTCAGGTACTGCGAAGAGTTGTTTACGAGAGGGACAATGTAATCAGGTGAGTTGACATCGTTGAACACAACGTTCAGGTACTGCTCAACAATAATGTCATCCGTGGTTCCTGCATCAGAACCGTTTTCACGGTAGACAACAACGTCGTAGTAAGAGGTTGACCCACGACGGGTAGCCTCAACGCGAAGTTTGTTGCCATCAGCACCGGGAGTACGAGCGGTAAATGCAGCTACTACGGTAGCCGTGGATGTAACAAGGTTGGCGGTAGCAAAGCTGCTGCTGTTCAACACACGGCGAACATACAGTTCAGTTCCACCATTCTGGAAGAACATTCCTACACCAAAAGTTGCAGGGTGGGCAATGTCATAGCCGCCAAAAATACTTGAGAACTCATACCAAGATGAGACGCGAGTAACGGTTATGGGTCCCCGTGAAAACGTACCGACACAAGCACCAGCAGCGCTGGTTGTAGCCGTAGAGGTAAGTGGCGCGGGGAGAAGACGTTCAGTAATGTAAACGCCCGGACGACCATATGCGGTCATTTTTTCTCCTTAGGGTTGGGTTTATTCTGGGGGTTCCGAATTGTCACGTTATGTTAACTTCCCCATCAAAAACACCGTATTTAAGAGGTTCACCGGGGCGACCAACGATGCTTACGAGAGTGGGGTCTTCCAGAGTAATGTTCGTAACCTGGTAAAGGTTCTTTAGTGTGCCTAGCGGAACCTCACTGGAGACCCGCACTGTTATAGCGTTTACAAACAAGCGTTTTGCTTGTTCGGTGATGTCGCGTTTTGCAACATCTTGAACATCTAAACGTCGGATGGTTCCATCATCCAACTCTAGATATCCAAATCTAATAGGAAACTTTGTATACAAAAGTTGCCCAATAATCATTCGGTCATGGCGAGGGTGCCGTGCATACGTAGTGATTTGATAGTCAATCATTACGGGAATCGGCAAGTGCAATTCCGCGCCGTCTACGTTAGCGGGAAAGGTTTCTGGCATGAGATAAGACGGGGAGACAATGCCGCGCATTTCGCGCTCTGTGTCACGAGTAATTCCCAGCATGTCAATTGTGATGTATGGATAAGACTGGTTACGAATTTCCTGGTCAGGCTGTCCAAACCACACACCAACAGTACGTGGCTTACCATCCGCTATTGACTTCTGGTCCTCAACCTGCATCCCCTGGAGTTTCTCACGAAGGGCCTTGTCTTCACTAAGCAAGAAAGTCATTAGAATCCCCCAAAGCTTTCTTTGCCATACTTGCGAAGAGCAGCCGTAGGCGGGTGCTCTGGCGAACCGTACTCATGCACCCACGCACGTTCTGCGTAATCTGGGTGGATACGGAAATTGAACTTGTCGCCCTCAAAGTGCACTGAGACGTTGTCAGCAACGTCGGCGTCCCACCCGTGCTTTTTGAGATGACTCTTGACCTCATCAGACATGAGGTGTGCAGTCAGGTGCGCTTTAGCAGTGGCGCGAGCTACTCCTGCCATTATGACCTGACCATTCCTGAGAGCAAAACGACTGAACCTGGCACGCACGTTTTAGGCATGGCACGTAAACCGAAATCAATCATTTCGCAAAATCCCCTAAAAGAGGCGGCAGGTCCAGCAAGCTGGATGAGTATTCGCACGAATACCCACACTTTAAGGATAGAGAAATACCCCGCACTTGGCGGGGTATACTCTTTTTACTTAGAACTACTTCTTGCCAGCCTTAATCTTCTTGGCTAGAGCATTGTCCTTCTTAGTGTCTTGCGCCTTGGTGAGCTTGGTGTTCTTGTCCATCTTGGCGTCCTCTTTGTTGAACTTTGCCTTCTGGGCAGGGGTCATGCCCCTCATCGTCTTGGCATCCTGCTTCTTATCAGCAGATGAACCGATATAGGGCTTGTTCTTCTTATCGGCTGCACGCTTCTTACAAGCTGCGCACGTACCGCACTTACACATTGCCATTATTTACCTTTTTTCTTGTTCATCTTGGCGGCAGTAATAACATCGCCACGAGTGATTTTCTTTTTGTCTCCATACATCGAAGCAAGCTTTGCGTTCTTTCCCGTGGGGGCGTCTTTCTTTGCACGGGCTTTACACGTAGCACATTTGCCACACTTGCACATTGCCATTATTTCTTACCCTTCTTAGCGTCAAGACGCTTGCTCATTGCTGCTGCCTTACTTTTAGCATCAGCTTTACTTGATGCTCCCCATGCCTGAAGTGACAAGAGAAGACGGGTGGGTTCGCCATTTG